CTAGTCCTCTTTTCCTTCGGTTGTCCACTTTGTGTCCATCGGAATGTGCGGCGCGTACTTGATGGCATCGGCCAAATGGTCGGGCGACAGGTGTGCATAACGCATGGTCATGGTGATACTTTGGTGTCCGAGAATCTTTTGTAACGTTAATACGTCTCCCCCGTTCATCATGAAATGCGACGCGAAGGTGTGGCGCAGTACGTGTGTGCGTTGCCCAGGGGGCAGGTTGATTTGCGCCTCGAGGACGGCAGCCGAGAAGGCTTTGTAGGCGGGCTTGGGGAAAAGCCTGCCGACTCTGGGGCCGTGTGCTTTCAGGGCGTCGTAGAGATCCTGTGGAAGGGGGATCGTCCGGTTCCTGCGGTTTTTGGTCGCGGTGTAGGTGACGCGTCCATTACGGAGCATTTCAGCACGCAGGTACTGGGCTTCGCTCCAGCGGGCACCCGTGACCAGGCATAGACGTGTGATCAGATCCACGTGGGGGTTATTGGATGCGCTGAGGGCGGTAAACAGAGCCTTGATATCGTCATGCGTCAGGTAGGTGAGTTCCTGTTCATGCAGGCGCAGGGGCTGCACCTTGGCAAAGGGGTTTCCTTCGGTCCATTCGTCGAGTCTTATCAGGGTGTTGAACACGGCGCGCAGGTGCGCCTGGTCATGGTTGACGGTGTTGGGAGTAATACCAGACGCCAGGCGTTTCTGCCTGAGCAGGGAGGCATCGGCGGGGGTGATCGTGCTGGCCAGCGGGTTGCCCATCATGTCGGCCAATGCATTGAGCTGTGAGCACCGCCGTTTGCCGTCTCTGAGCGATACGCCGTGGTGGTTATACCAAAGCTCGATGAGATCCTTTAAACGGCGCTTGTCGCGTCGTTTAGGCTCGTAGGGTTCACCTACAGCAGCCTGACCCAGCACGTAGCTTTCAAAACGCTTTGCCTTGGCTTGGGTGGGGAAGGTTTTACGAACCCGTTTGCCATGGGCACCAAAGGGCCGTACATCGACCTGCCAGCCTTTCTCTACTCTTTTGATGGCCATTTCTACGCTGCCTTCCCTATTAGCCGTCGCTCGATGAGCTTCTGTTCCACGATCTGCCGGAATTGCCCCGAATCTACCCCTCGTCGTCGGTAGTATTCTGCGAGGTCGTCCCACATGCCCGAGCGTTGGAGGAAGCGGACGGCTTCGTGGGTGCGGTATCCCTGGCGGGCATAGATGCTAATGAGGTTGCCGAACGCCAGGGTGACGTTCTTTTCGTTGCCAAGCCCTGGGGCTTTGCGTGCCCGTTTGTACATGAAGCCTGGTTCATGGCAGTAAAAACGGGCGTCTTCCTGCATGACTTGCCACGCGGGGTCGATGAGGTTGCGGCGTGTGTCCAGGCGGTAGGATTGCATGGCGGTACGCCAGAGGCCGGAGAGGTGCGGTACCACGTCCACAAAGCGGTTAAAGCCGTGGGTGTGATCGAGGACTTCACCGGTATCGACGTTGCAGGGGATGCCTTGAGCGTACTCACGCAGGACGGACTGGTGAAAGCGTAGCTCGATGCGCCATACGGTTTCTTCGGGATCGTAGGTGCCATTGAGGTCGTCATCGACGGCGTTCTTCCAGATACCTTCCCAGAAGTGCATTTTGTCGCGGTGGCTGGCTTCTAACGTCTTGTTGTAGATACAGCATTGCAGCGCGCCTGCCGTACCAAACATGAAGGTTTCCCCGCGGCCATAGGTGGTGGCGATGTTGGAGTGGTCAAACTCAAGGGTAGCGACGCCGTCGATCCGCATGACCTTCTTGGAACGGGTGATGAAACGCTCCATGAAGTCTTTGGGGGGCTCCCAGCCCTGTACGTCCAGAGCGAGATGGACAGCGGCACCGATGGGCTCGATATGAGCCAGCATGTGGGCGGCGATGTTGTCCATGAAGTCCTGGCACTGTTGAGGGCTGCGCTCCTGGATGAAGTGGGGCGAGAGTTCGATTTTCAGGTGGGTACCGATGTTCTCGACTTTGACGTGACGTGCCTGGAAAAAGACGATGACGCCCAGCTCATTGTTTTGGAGTCGATAGCGGAAGCCGGAACCGGCAGCGCCGGCCCCTACTGACCAGTTTTGCTCAAAGAGGCGCATGGTAGCGCCTTTGCCTTCGTTGTAGACGTCGATGATTTCATGAAACTGTTGCAGGCAGGGCTTGCCCTGATAGAGCTGCCGGACGGTATCCACGCCTGCGTTCAGGATGCGTAAGTGGTTCAGTTCGCGCTGGCCAAGCGAGCTGATGAGCAGCCGTCCGAACTTGTCATGTTCACCGCGTTGCAGTGACGCAAGCGAGTAGCGTTCCCAACGTTCCATAGCCTGATTCCCTGTATTTTTTGAAATGCCGTAATGTGCTGTAGTGAGCCGATAGCTCGGTTGAACGAATTACTCTGCGAGACGTGTTACAGGGAGGGTCTCGACCTCCTGCCGCCAGCCCGCTCCCCCCCGCTGCGCAGGGGGGAGCGGGCTGTCAGCCGTCGGTAGGGAAGCGGTGTGAGTCGCGTCATAACGGGGCAGCACCGTGGCCTGGAGCAGTACGTGGAGGTTGGTGCGCTGGGTGGAGGTGGATTCGTTCTGAAAGAGGCGGCCCGCTACAGGGACGCTGGAGAGCCCTGGCACACCGGAGACCTGGGAGCGGTCATCCTGTGATGATAGGCCGCCCAGGAGCAGGGTCTGGCCGGAGCGGATTTGCACGGTGGTGTTGATTTGGCGCTGGTTGGTGATGATGTCGGACGCCAGCAGGGAATCCGTGAGCGAGTCGGCGGAGGTGGTGATGTCCATGATGACCAGGCCGGAGGCGGTGACCACGGGCAGGACGTTCAGGCGTATGCCCACGTCGCGGCGTTCGATGGTCTGAAAGGGGCTGTTGACGTCGGCAGACTGCCCCGTGACGCGTCCGGTGACGAAGGGGACGTTCTGGCCAATCGAGATATTGCCGCGCTTGCCGGAGAGCGTGAGGATCTGCGGCGTCGAGAGGACGTTAGAGCGGGAGTCGCGCTGGAGGGCGTTGATGGCAAAGGCCAGTACATCGCCGTCAAAGATGCCGAACGTGCCCCCTGATGATGCAAGCGAGCTGCCGAGGCTGGCGGTGTTGAAGCCACCGGCGATGCGTGAGCCCGTGGCACGGCCCAGTGAGACGCCAAGATCGAAGGTGTCGCCGTCGCTGGTTTCGAAGATGACGGCCTGAATGAGCACCTGGGGGTGGGATACATCGACCTGGGGCAGCATGCCCTGGAGCTGTTCAAGCTGCTTTTCGGCACCCCTTGCCAGGATGGCGTTGGAGGCGTGGAGTACCTGGACGCGGGGTTGGGCGGTGCCGTCCTGGTTGTGCTGGTTCAGGAAGGTGGTGATTAGCGGGGCGATATCGTCGGCCCGCACGTTGTCAAACTGGAACAGGTGGGTGGCCTGGGGCTCCGGTCGTGGGGTCAGCACAGGCGTATTGGCGAAGGCGTTGGCAGTTGGGGTGGACGGTGCTGGGTTGGCTGTAGGGGTGCTGGGCCGCTGCTGGGTGGGCGCGACCGCGGGCGGGTTGCCAGGCAGGATGGTGTAGCCGTGTGAACTCAGCACGCCAAGAAAGAACTCTTCGAGCTGGTGATCAGGCACGTCGGGGGCGTAGACAGTGAGCGTTCCGGTGGTGCTGGGGTGAATGGCCAACGGGGTGTTGGTCTGTTCCACGTACCAGCGCACGAAGTCCCGAATATCGGTATCTTGCATCTGGATCGGCGTGGCATACGCGCTGGTGAGAGAAGCCGTGGTGAGCGCGATGGCGGCGAGGGTGTTAGCAGCGAACTTCTTCATGGGTGACTCCATTTTCTATGCGGACGAGGCAAGCATTCACGGGGACGATGGTGAAGCCCTGGCGGGCGAGGTCGTCGGTGGTGGATGGGGTGCGGTCGCTATCAATGAGGCGGTAAGTGGTGCGGTCGCCAAACTGGCTAAAGCTGGCGATGCGGGTGGTGCTGAGGTTGGGTAGCTCAAGGGGTGCCACGGGCGGCGGTGTATTGTCTGTGCGGGCGTTCACGCGGTCGGCGACGAGTACCGAGAGGGTGATGAAACAGCCCAGCGCGAACGAGGCCAGCGTGAGGAAGGGGCGGTTGAAGCGCTTCCAGTAAATACGGGTCATCTTCATGTAGAACCTCGCGTCATGCGGTACGCGGTGCATGCCGTGGGTGTACCAGGGCGGCAGCACGGAGTACGTGCCGTGGGGGTAGTGGTCGGAGAAGGCTTGCTTGGTGTCGTACGCGGGGTAGAGGGCGCGGCCTGTGTAGGTCCAGCGTTCGACGGTGAGGCTTTGCGGGGAGTCGCCATACTTGACGATGCCGAGGTGTACTTTCGGCATGGGCATTTTGGAGCCCATGAACAGGGAGTAGATGGCCCCGACGAAGGGCACGGCGACACGATCCAGACGACGGCAATAGACCACGTGTTCCGCCAGGGCGACGCGGGCTTGCTTGTCCATGATCGTTAAGTCTTGAATCAGAAAGATGATGTCCCAGCCCAATTTGCGGGCATGGAGAAACCAGTTGATGACGTCCTGACGGCTTTTATCCGCCCAGGAGCGGGCGTTGAACCAGGTGCCGCACTCATCGAGGACGAGCAGGCCGTTCTTGTGTTCGTCGTAGGAGTCAGTACCCGTGCCGATGGCTTCCAGATCGGCAAGGACAGGCTTGTCGGGAATGCGATAGCAGCGGGTATTCCTGGGCTTCTCACCGGTGAGCTTATCGAGGTTCAAGTCCAAGTTGGTGGCCACCTTGCAGCCTTGGTTCAGCTTGTCCTTGATCTTGCCCACGGCGACCAGGGTTTTGCCCGCGCCGAGTTTGCCGGTGACAACGTAAACGGCCATTAGAGAACGGGCCTCCCTTGCTCCCAGTCGATCAACTGGCGTTTCTGCTGGAAGACCCAGACCGCGACCTTGCTGCTGTAGATGGCCGCCATACAGGCTTCGAAGTTGTCGGGCTTGATGGCCCCGATGCCCTGGGCAAGGTCGGAAGGCAGTGAGGCGCTCACGCCATTGATGATGGCCACAAAGGTGACGGCCAAGCCGACCAGGAGGGACAGGTAAAGGGTCGTCCAGACCAGAATGCCCGCTAGGCGATTGGTAAAGCGGGCAGCAATACGAGTGACGAACCATTCAACGATGCGGGTGAAGAAGCCAATCAAGGCCCCCATCCCAAGCAGAGCGGGTAAGGCCATTTATGCAGTCCTCTGACCGGAGCGGAAGAAGGTGTCCACGACGCTGACGACCGTCCAGAAGTAGACGATCCACGTTAGCCAGAGCTTGGCGGTGTTCGTTGCCTGACAGGAGATTTGCATCTGGCCAAACTGAAGCGGCGTGCAGCTGCGGGACGGTAAAGAGGGCAGGCGGGAAGTAACTTGTTCAGCGATGCCCGAGCTGGAGCCGTCGCCGATCTCATCCATGAAGGTGTTCACTTCCTCGTTGTAGAGCTGGCGTTCTTCTTCGAGGCCATCGAGGGTTTCATCCATGCCCGAGGTGTTCAGCAGGTCGTTGCCTTCGCCCACTTCCTCGGTTAAACGGCCAACAAGGTCGTTTACCATGCCGTTAGCAATGTTCTGGATGCAGCCCAGGAGGCCCTTGTCATTGGTCGCGGCGGTATGGCCCTCATCGGTTTGTTGGCCATCGGGGTAGCAAGTGCCTAAGCCGAGCGCGTTGGTGATGGTGTTGCCGAGGCCGTCAAACATGCCCTGGACTTCTTCGGTCTGTTCGCCAATGGCATCGGCAAAGCCTTCGCCGAGGGCTTCCAAGCCTTCGCTGATGCCTTCGGACTGGCTATTGATCGCGCCTGAAAGATCGTTGGAGACGGCCTCGAGCGCGTTCTGGTTGGATTGGCCAGAGGAACGAATCGCTTCGATGATGCTGGAGTCATCAAAGTCGAAGTCGGGCACGGTAGAGCCACCACCGGACGAACCACCCCCACCCGAGGAACCACCGCCCGACGATCCACCACCACCGGATGAACCGCCACCAGAGTCATTACCGCCATCACTGCCGCCCGAGTCTCCACCGCCTCCCGTGTTGCCCCCGCCCGTATCGCCACCGGAATCACCACCGCCGGAATCGCTACCGCCGTCATTCCCACTACCGGAATCACCGCCTCCTGGGTTTGTTGGGTCGGTAGGATCGGTAGGTGTAGAGCCGCCCGCGTTGGGGTTGGTGACGGTGTTGCCGTTGCTATCGACGTAGGAAAACCACTCGGGGGCGGTATTCCAATCGACGAGATAAGAGGTATCGCCAATCGTGACGCAGCTACTGGAGTCAGAGCAGCCGCCTGGAAGAGGATTTAAATAATCGGGAACAGTAATATCATATTCATCAACGTCTGGCTGATCATTACCTAAAGAACCAGAGATACCGACACCATAAGATGATGGCTGGTTAGTAGAATAAGAATCGAATGTAAAACTGCATGGAGTTTGCTCAGAAACACTGTCAGGGCAAACACCAACGCCAACAGAGGAAACAGCACAAGCACCAGCATTTGTTCTAATTTCACCGCCAGAATTTAAATAGTTGGCTAAAGATGGGTCGGAGATAGAGATGGATCTATTATTTAAATCCTTGCACTGATCATCACTTAAATATATACCAATAATAGATAAGTCAGGATTCATAGTTTGAAAGTCAGATAAAATTCCAGAGTCACAATTAAATAGCTCATAAAAGCCGTAAAGATTAGTGGCGCCATTGTGCATGGAGTACATAAAAAACTTTATGGTTGGTTGGGAACGAGACATAGCAGAGCCGATAGCATTCCGATTCCAGCCTGCATTACGATTAGTGTGAGTACTATAAGTACAAGAGGAGTTGCCTCTCGATGAAGAATAACTTGAAAGTGAATTAATAATACCATAGGCGTCATCCCTGGTTAACTCAGAGCTGCTGAAAGAATAAACAGAAAACACCATTAAAAAAGGCGCTGTTAATAAGGGTAAAACGGCTTTTTTAATCATGTTTCCTCCAGTATCGAAAAAGGGGCGTTGCCGCCCCTTGGGTGTCCCTTGCTGAGGGGGTATCAGGTCGCGCGGCTGATGAACTTCTTGAACAGCTTGATGCCGATCAGGGCGGAGGTAACGCCGATCACCACTGGCCATGCATCGGCAGCGAAGTCAGAAGCCTGGCTTGAGATGGCGGTGAACGCGGCGGATGCCCCTGGTGCTTCTTGGGCGTGAGCGACTGCCGAACCCATGAGCAGTGCGGCACCGCCCACGATCTTGCCGCTTCCTTGGGTAGCGGCGTGTTTGACGTGTTGCGTGATGGCTTTGAGTTTCATGAGACAGACTCCATAAAGCGTTTGTAGACAAGGATTGAATGTCCGATGACCCAACCGAGGACAAAGGACGAGAACAGAGAACCAACAACAAACGTAATGCTGTAATCGCTCATCGTTGGCCCCCACTTACCGCGCCGATCCCGAAGGCGAGAACGAGGCCGACGCAGTAAACCAGGAGCCACAGACCTTCAGGTGTACTGGTGTCCATGGCTCAAATTCCTATTTCTTGTCGCTGGTGGCGGCAGGTGCTTGGGCACTGCCGGTGGCGTTGGGGCGGCGAGCCCCGATGACGTGAATCACGGTTTTGCCACCCGCGGCGGCAGAGGACGTGCGCAGTTCGATATCAAGCTCCATGGCGCAGGGCATGTGTGGGGCAGCGGCGTGGAGCTGGTCGAAGATGTCGTAATTGGCGGTCATGATGCTGACCTGGTTGCCCAGGGCGTTTTCGCTGTCAGCGGAGGCCGCTTGCATGACACTGATCTTGGCGCCGGAGACGCCGTTGTCCATCTTGTAGCGGGTGGCACCGATAACGTGGGCGTGAATGGTGTTGATCATGGGTGTAGTTCCTTTTCGTTAGCGTTGGGTTCTGGCGGCTTGCTTAAGGCAGTAGTCCGCGAGAATGGATAGCTCAGTGGTTTCTGGGGTGACGCCTTCATCGACCAGCGTCTAGTACTCTGCCTGGGCGTAGTAGGTCGCGGCCCGTGCATAATCCCGGCTGTGGAGGCACCGCTGGCCCCGCTCCCTCAAAGCTCGGGAATCAAGGCAGGGGGGTCCCCCTACCCGCCCTCCGTTTGCCCGTCGGTCTTTCTGCACGGCAGCCAACATCGGCCAGCCGGTAAACCCCTTTTTTAACCCCACAAAAAGGGGTTGACAGTCTGTCCGCTGCTGGCTAAGGACGCCGTGCGACCGAAGGGCGACGGATGACGGGCAGGGGGACATGGGATCAAGCCTCTGTGGTGTGGGGAGCGGGGGAGGCCGCACGGGAAATGGCTTCCAGCGGGTCGGTGTTGCCGCGTTCCAGTTCCGCCAAGCCGTACTCGATGAGCCGTTCGGACAGCGCCGAGGAGGTTAGGCCGTTGGTGCCTGCCTGGATGAGGTGGCGGCTGTGGGTGTCGGGGGTAAGGAACACGCGGATGGGCTGTTTTTTACTCATGTGCATAACTCCTTTGGGGCTAAAGGCCGTTGTGGATAACGGACGACGCGTTAGCCGAGTGGGTGTGGATAGGTGCGCGGGCACCACAATCACCGAGGGGCAAGGGGAGGCGTCGGCGGGTGCGGGGTCGCGAGGGTCGGCCAGGGTCAGGCCGTAGTGCTTGGCGAGGTATTCGAGCGCGTGGCGGTAGTGCTTGAACATGAGGCTGTAGCGACGACCTTCGTCAACGCTGAGCATCTTGGTAATCGTGCTGTCGTCGAGGTCGAGAGCGAGCATGTGGGCGGCTGGGACGTTGATGAAGCTGAACCCGCCGTCTTCGATATCCTTGGTAATGTGCTGGTGAAGCAGAACCATGCCGGGAGCGCGCTGGTCGTCCATCAGGAGTTCCTGCACGTGAATGGCAAGGGTGTCGGTGTCCATGAGCGCGTTGGGCGCTTCCAGCGTCACGACAGGGGCTTTGGCGAGAGCACTCATGACCAGTCCTCCGATTGCAGGCACTCAGCGGTAAAGAGCGCGACGTTCACGAGGCGACGACGGCCCACCTTGATGATGGGGAGGTTGCCCTGGTTGATCTGGCCGCGAACGGTGTCGGGGGATAGGCCAGAAAGCTCGGAGAAACGCTCGATCGTCATGACGGGCACCTGAGGTGCGGGGACGTGGGGCGTAATGCTCGTTTCCAT